TGGCGTGTTGCTTGACCCAGACCTGAACTACTTCGCCGTCTCCATTGACCTGAACGGTGGCTCCGTGGGCCATAAAGCCCTCATATGTGCCTGCGTTCAGAGTCTTTTCGTCTGCAAAAGTCTGTTTCTGCCACCGTTTCAGCTTTGCCCGGAAGGTTTCATACGCCATGCCGGGATGCTCTTGGGAGAAATAATCGACGTATATTTCTCTCACTGTTTTCCCCGACCGTTTCATCTCTACGCACTTTTTTTTCAAATCCGTGCTTATTGTCATAGGCTCGACATTCTCCTATCCTCATGCAACAGGCTCCCACCCCGGCCCTTTTAGTGTCGCATCTTCACCCACAAGTCCGTTTTTAAGTCAGGTTATGAGGAAGACTGTGGCGGTATCGGAATGAGTTCCGTACTTTGCCGTGATGGTCAGCGGTCTTTGGGATGCGTGGAAAGAAGTGACCGTATAGACATTCACATCGTCCATGACCACCGCATAAGCTCCGGCTTCCGGGCCGTCAAAGGTGAAAACCACCGGGTCTCCAGTCGGCTCTCCGTCTTCAAAGTAGTCCGCTTTCACAGTTATGGAGTCATATTCGTGCATTGTGGCCGGGATTGTACTGGTAAACGCCACATAAGCGGACTCGGCGGCAGGGACTTCGATATGCACCGTCTGCATGATCCCCTCGTTTTGGTCGAGGTAAACGAGGATATCCGCTTCTCCCTCGGCAACCGCCGTAACCACGCCGTTTTCGTCCACAGTCAGGATGGATTCGTCCGAAGACTCAAACCAGTAGCTGATAGGATGCTCGTCAGAGGATTCGACAGACACATTGTTGCGCTGGCTGGACACGGAAAGTGTCTGCGTCTGCCCGACTTTCATAGAGTTATTCCAGCTTACGGAGATCTCCCACGAGAATCCGCCGTAGTCCGCAACCCCCAGCTTCACATTGTCCTGCGGTTGCGTTTCCACTCGCTCAATGGTGAATGTAAGCAGGTGAACGCTGTCTGGATCGTCCGTAAACTCGCGGGTAAAGTCATCTATGCCTCGCATGGCATACGCCGTTTTTCCCAGAAGGACACGGGTATTCTCCGTAAAGTTCTCCGTGTACTCGTTCAACTGGCAGATAACGGCTATATAGTTTTTGGAAGTGATTGTGTTCTCTGTGGTGTGCGGAGCGTTGCCCAGCGTCTCCATTTTCGCATAGGAGATCGGAACGGGAACGATATTGCCGTACCAGTCAAGGACGTTCACAACGGCGTTGCAGCGTCTTACGATTGCCTGCCCCTGGAATGCGGCGATATTCTTATCCTTAAACACAATCCATGTGTTGTCAGAGTACTTGAGCATCGCACCTTGGGGCAGATAGGTATAATGAGCCGGATTGATGATGTGGATTCTCTGCCAGTCACCCGGCATGGTAGAGCCGGTCTGCGCCTGCGCCGCACGGACGGAGCGAAGCTGGACTCGCTTCCACTCAAAGAAGTCATCGGGGTTCAACCCCTGGCAGTCGGCGGTAAAAACATTGGATGCGTACTGCCCCATCTCCTGAATGTACGCCTGCGTTTCACTCTTCAGGTACTGCGGCTGCAAGCTGCCGTCTGCGCACCGTCTGTTGGTTCTATCTTGATACCAACTGCCGGAGAGAGTTCCGGCTGTTTTTGCGAACGCTGTGATATTTGCCATCGACTCTCCCTCCTTTGATATCAGAACAGCGGCGTATTGGACACCGTTTTGAGATACGCACAGTTCAGCTCATACATCCGCAACTTATCAAACAGTTGGCTGTCCACCGCCGCCTGCCTTGCCGTTCCAGCCGCCGTCTGGCTGGCTTCTGAGATGGTGGTAAAGTTGGCGTCTCTGATCTTGGAAGCCCGTTCAAGGGCGTTATTGTCGAAGCGATGCTCCCACACATCGTAGATGCAGAATGCCAGGATGTCGCGCTCGGTTTCATTTAGGTCAACGGCGAACGAGCCAGACTTGTAAAAGTCAATGTCGATCTCATCCCCCAGCGTCATGTCACCGCTGATGATAACTTCACCCGTTTCTGCGTTGTAGTTCTCAACGGTGAGCGGAACGTACTGCGGATTGCCAAACTCATCGTTCAGAACAACGCCAGCGGAGCAGATGTCCATGTCCGTGATACCAGTATCAACCGTCACCGTACCATTTACCGGCTCGGCTTCCACTGGGTACAGCACATCCGAATACTGCGGTGCTTCATATCCCCGAAGCCGGAGCATCATCGTTGGGGGCTTATTAAACAGCGGGATGGCCGCCTGCATATAGTTCCACATTCTGCGGTAAAACACCGGCAGACGGTTTTTCATATCCCAGTCAAGGGATAGGTCGTTCTTGATATAGGTCATGGCGGCGCACTCAATTTCCTCAAAAGATGTCCCCATGTTCCTCCCCTCCTTTAGACATAAACCTCCACATAGATTCCTACGAGGTCGGCAAGGTTGTTGTAGACTGGTGCGCCAGTCGAGCGGATGCAGATATACACCACATCAAACTGGCTGTAGTATTTGCCCTCGATCAGTTCCATATTATTGTCATACGGAATCGGATTGGACGGGTCATCACCCTGACCGGGCTTATGAACCTCTTCGTAAAGAGCCGCTGTGTTGATTGAGGGCGGATACTGAGCTTGAGAAGTGTGCGTCTGCTTTACTTTCCAAAGCTTGATTTCCTCGTCATTTTCCGATTTCGGATAACGAAGCCGCTTCCCCATGCTATAGGTCACATTGGCTTCCCAATAATCGTAAAGTTCTTTTGCTTCCAGAGCATCCCCATCAGACAGGGACGCCGAAGCTTTTACAATATACGGTCTGAGGCTTCGTGCTTTCTCTTGAGGTCTCATTCTTCCACCCCCATGAGAATATCGTAGGCTTCGGCTTTATCCACCAATTCGGAATCGCCATCTTTGGGGATAAGGTCGCCCTCGGTATAAGTGCGCCCAAACTCGGCTGGGTCGCAGGCTTCTTCATAAGAGATTCCATCCCGGACAACGTACCGCCCAGAATCAGAAAAAGTTCTTGTGAACTCTCTTTCGCCAACATAAAATGTTTCAACTACGATAGCCATTTACTCACCTCTGTTTCTTGATTCGGCTTATATATCGCAACCAATCATCAACAGTGATTGCCTCCATCTGCATACCCTCGTTAACGCTTCTGGCTCTTATGCTATTGGAGATCTGCATCTTATCGCCCATCGAAACAGAATCCCAGATTCCCTTTCTTTTTTTGTAGTACGCAGAAAAACGTCGCTCGGTCTCAGCCCGATATTCTTTGTTGTCCTGATTGATCCACTCCGGCTTGTTCATGGTATAATAAGCGTCGAAAATCATGAACGCCGTGTAAAACATCGCCTTATCCTGAATCCCTCTGGAGAGGAACGCATCAATGAGGGCATCGTTGCTGTCGATCATATTCCGATATGTCTTGAGCATATACTTTGGATCGTGACGGCAAACACTCTCATCTCTCCACTTCCAGAGATAAAACGGAGATTGACAATATTTCACATTCTTGCTCAGATTTTGGCATTGAATATTGAAATAACTGTCCTCATGTATTGTCAGACTCTCGTTCCAGCGAATGTTGTTGTCTATCAGGTATCCTCTCCGATGAATCTTTCCATGGACGAATGTGCTGTCCATTTCGTGATTGATATAGATGATTTCTTTTGTCTGCGGCAGTCTTGTTTCTTCCACAAACACAGATACGAAGCTGTCAAACCCACCATTGTCAATCTCACGAAACACGATCCACAAGCCACAGGCGTTATAAAACATATCGTCGGCATCACAGAACATCACATAGTCCGCCACCGCACGATCCAGACAGGCGTTGCGAGTTCCGCTGACCCCCCGGTGAGGCTCCTCGTAATACTCAATGGGGAACGGATAGCTACTCAGAAAACTTTCGGACAGCTTTACATCCGATCCATCATTGCAAATGATTACTCCGATCTCACCGAAATCTACACTCTGCTGAATGGCGATGCTGTCCAGAAGAGGCTTTATAACCTCATCGGTTTCTTTGTACTGAGGTATTAAAATTTGTAGTTTCATAGGTCTCCCTCAGAGAAACGGCAACGCCGCAATTTCAACATCGGTCAAGCTCACGATACGAGCAGAATATGTGGCCCAGTTTGTTGCGGAAATGTACGAAGAATAAACGGCAGATGGGACAAATATACTCCCAAATACACCTCCAGTAGAGGTCGTGTAATTCGATATGGGTGTACTTGAAAAGACATTTGTGCCCCCGAGTTTTACAACACCCAAACTATACAAAAGATAAAGGCTTGTTAAATGATAGCACCTGCTAAAAGCATTGGTCTGTATTCCAGTGGTTCCAGCATCATATGGAAATGTTGATGCGCTTGGATCTCCAAGGACAACGCATTGCAACCCCCATAGATTAGTGAAAGCTAACCCATTACAGGTTCGGAAAGCTGGCAAATTGATCGTTTCCAAAGAATAACAACTTAAAAATGTTGAAACCAAAATGTTTGTTACACTACCCAAATATACCGACCGGAGGGCAGTACAACTCTGAAAAGCCGATGAGAAAACCGAAGAACACGCCTTGAAACTCGCGTATTGTAATCCTATACAATTCGCAAACGCATAGCTGTTTATGGTTGTTACTTTTGAGAACTCTACCGATGAAAGTGCGGAGCAACTTCTGAAAGCATTAGTACCAACAGTCTCCAAATTTGGTAAAGATACATTTTCCAAACTCGTACACATTTGAAAAGCATAGTTTGAAATGTTTGTAACATTCGGGAATGATATCATTGAAAGTGCCACACAGTTTGAAAATGTATAATTCGCGACAGAACTATACTGCGAAGATAAAACAATATCTTTTAAGGAACTGCATCCGCCAAAAGCATAACTCGATATAATAGATGCCTTTGGCGCATAAACAGATACCAAATTCACACAATTTGTAAATGCACTTGACCCGATCGTCTCCACATTCGGCAAGTTTACTGACTCTATATTTGTACATCCGCCAAATGCTGCGAACCCAAGTGTGCTTATGACAGAATTTGAATACGTTCCGCTTATTGTCCTCTCAAGCAACTCGTTGATCTGCAGATCTCCGCCACCGCCACTTCCTGTTCCTGTGGTCATCACTCCATCTGCAAGCATAGCGGTTTTTGGAGAAGTGATGTCAGATGCCACAGCCGTCGCCACAGTAGCATCTATGAGCGTTGTTCCGTTGAGGATTACTTTTGCAACTGCCATCTCACACCTCCTCAACGATCAACTGACCGACATAGATGGATCTGCTGTTGCTGCCGGATGTGGCATAAATTACGACATCTGTATTTGCGGCGATTGTCTGATTTGTTAGGGATACATACTGACCGTAAGTACCTTTATTGAATGTCTGGTTATTTGTACCCGCAGTATCGCCGATATGAAGGTTTGTGCCCATTGTGCCAGAGGACGATCCCCGAACAGCCACATAGGAGATATTATACGTTCCAGCCTTGGCGACAGTTACTTTTGCGTTGGTAGCGCCATAGCTGTTCGCCGTGCGAGATGCGAGATCTTCGTACTTGTAGATCGCTTTGGACGATCCTGTGGGAACAGCCACATCAACCGAGGCATAGTTGGTTACGTCGATCCCGGTGCCATTTTGAGTAATGCTTTTCGTTCCTGATACAAGCTCTGATGCGCTGACGGAAACAGCCGTGCCAGTATGCGTACCACCAGAAATGTATCCCGCACTATTTGTTACGGACGGCGTTACGCTAATTGAATGGCTTGATACTGTTCCCTTCGTTGCTGACGGCGTCCCCTCGGTTCCACTTGCCACGGCTTTACTGACAGAGTTTTCGTAGTATCCGGCAGGAACGCTTACCGTTGCGCCGGATGCAGATAAATCCGTGCTATCCCGTCTGTCTATCGCAGACCCAACGTAGGAGCTGGAAATTGCTCCGACAGTAACCTCAACAGAACTTAGCCCGTTATATCCCGTATCGGCTTCAATGGTTTCTGTCTGAACGGACTCGGTGGGAGTATAACTGGGGGTTTTCGCTTGCAGGTTAACGACCTCGGCGGTAATCTCCACGACAGTTCCGCCATGTTCATCTGGTGTTTCTGTCACAACAACAGACCCGCCACCAGAAGCCGTTCCCTCGGTCAGCGTTCCAGAGCTGTCAATAAAGTATTTCCCACTTGCAACATCCGAAGCCACGGCTGTCACGACAGAGGGATCTGCGAATACTGCCGTGCCTCCCCCGGTTTTGGGAACTTCGATAGCTGGGACATCGCTATACGAAGCCCCGGCTATCGTTACATTCTGAGCCACAAGCCCACCCCCTTATGAGATGGACAGAACCTTTGTCGTGCCGTCCTGGGATACCGTCGCCGATGTCAGCGCACCAGCCACGCCAAAAATACTTACGCCACTCTTAATATACTGAGCCTGCAAATTACTGTCCCCGGAAATCGTCTGAGTCCCGGTCAGATATGTTCCGCTTGCGATTGTCTGGTTGCTCGTACTCGGCGTAATGGTAGCCGCTCCTTTGGTGGTGATGCTTGCCGTCAGCGAAACATCGCTGTTTCCCGCCGTGCCGGATGCTACATATCCGGCAGAAACCGATGGAGTCACCGAAACGGTTTTTGTGAGGGTCAACGTATTTGTCCCCGTGCTTACGGATGCAGAAGTACCGGCGATTGTCGCAGGCGCTGTAGCAGAACCGCTCGTAACCGAAGCTGAAGCCGCAGAAGCATAGTATCCAGCGGGGACGGTAACCGACGCGCCACTGACAGAAAGATCGCTTGAATCGTTCTCCGCCGCAGTCCCGGTATATTTCACGCCATCGGAATACGCCGTTACCCCCAACGGAAGTTTGGCGGCATCATCCAACGTAGCGTCGGATGTGTCATAGAACTCGGCGTTGCCGGATGTCCCGGACAGCGGGATCTGCACCATCGGTACGTTTTGGTAAACAACATCATTTATAACTACATTCTTTGCCATTGTCTTCTCCTTTACGAAACGGTCAAAACTGAGCCATCACAAGTAATGCGCCCATAGTTAGACGGAATAGGGTTCACCACGATGTTCCGCTGGGCTACTTTCTGGGCCGTCCGAAGAACTTGAGTCTCCTGTGTCGGCGTTATCTCATACGGCCCCGGATACTGTTCTCCTTCTGTTCCCCTGCCGTTGACCTCTATCGTGATTTCCTGCTTCCGGGACGTGGTCAACGTGATTTCTGCGGCGGTGTTGGTTTCAATGTGGATTGGTTTAGCCACTTCCATCAGACCCTTCGTATGTCAGAACGGCATCATACAGAAGCACATCCACATCGAACTCCGCCGTCTTGGTCTTGTACGTCGTTCCGCTGGCATCAATCCAACGCACCTGGACAAGCCCGGAGCGTTTATCCTCAAAAGACAGCGTTTCTCTCTGCGTCAGCGTCAGCACGATCTTCGTGGCGTTGTTGGCGTAGGTCACGCTGTCCATCACATTCTTCGTTACAGAATTTGACCCCTGCTTGAAGGTCACATATATGCCGCACCCGGTAAGATTCCATCCCTTGATTGTGATGGCGACTTCCTGCGTAGTCCCTCGCTCAATCGTCATACTGTTCCCTCCTTTACAGGGGCATTATTGGCACAGATGGGTGGTGTCGAACCACCGCTCCGAGGTTCAAAGCCTCGTGTGCTGCCGTTACACCACATCCGTTTATAGATTAAAGTCCGCCTTTGGCAAGCAGAAATGTCAGCACAGCGCCGACAATGCCCCAGAGAATCTTCTCTATCAGGGCTTCCCATCTTTTCGCGGGCTTCTCCTTGAGTTCCTTTACATCGGCGCTCGTTTCATTCACGGACTTGGTAAGATACTCCAAGTCCTTTTTCATAGCCTGGAGTACGCCGACCACATCACTCAAATCATCTACTTTCTTCTCAAGACTTTCGATGCGTCGGGCGTTCCCTTTGCTTCGCTCTTCAACTTCCTTGAGAGTAATCGCCTGTTCTTCCAGTGACAGTGCCATCGTCAGCAACCTCCGTTTGTTTTATTGGGGTAGGGGGGTGGATTACTCCACCCCGTCCAAGGTGATGAAATTATTCATGCGCTTGATGCGCTCGATATAGGCTTCGGCGACCGTGTGAATCATGGTCTCTACATCAATGCCTGCGGCTCTCAGCGTGGCGGAAGCGGGATCGCTCAGTTGCTCGTAAGATTTAGCAAACAGGGCTTCTCCAAGTTCCTTGATATCCGCCGGAGTCAGCTTGCCGTCCTCGGTGGCGGCTTTCATCTTTTCCACGGTGGTCTGCTGGAGTTCGCCCACCACATTTTTAACAACAGCCTCAAGCTGTTCCATCGCGGCGGATACTGTTTCCAGCT